TTGGAGGATGCAGGGCGCGACTTGCACACCTGTGACTCCTGAACCTGCCGGGACTTGCGCAATTGGGCCTCCGTTGGCTCCCAAGAGCACATCCAGGCGATAGCTGCCTGAGTTCGGCCCCGTGGTGATGGTCAGCACTTCGCCCTCGACGGCATTGGAGAAATCCTGGTTCGGATCGTCCAATTCACCATCAGCAGCGATAGTCACATCACCGGAAAGTCCCGTAGGACTTGTCGTATAGGGCCGAGTCACGTCTTCTTCTGCGCCAAAAGGCATCTGCAAAACTGACGTAACTCGATGAACACCCAAACGGTAGGGGTCGTTTCCGCCATTCGTAGGCGACGTGTTTGGACCATCAAGGATCTCAAGCATCGCGCCCGGACAGACCGAACGGAAGTCCACGGTGACATCCGTGAACAGCACCAAATCTGCTGAAGCAATGGTTTCGCCCTCGCTGCTCAGGATCTCCTTCATCCCAATGCAGAACTTGCGGAAGTCCTCGTAGTACCAGGGCTCCAGATCAAAGAAGGGCGTATCCGCGAACAGCACCCCGAAGTGTTCTTTGAACAGGTGCCGGTAATCGTAGAGCGTCTTGGCGGGTCGAAGCGCTCGTAGGATCAACCCGTTGTTGAACTGGAGGATGAACGGGTCGATGGGGAACCCGGTCCCGAACTCGCCCTCGATGAGTTCCCCGTCATCTCCGGTCCAGGTCGTCTTGTCCTCGACGTTGATCTCAAACGTGTGTTGGTCGTTGAGGCCCCAGGCAGAGTTGGGGTCATACTGGACGGCCACCTTCTCCAGTACGGTGATTTGAGCCTCGGTCAGAAGCTCAAGGCCCTCTTCCTGTGTGACCAGGGTTCCGCCTTGAAGCAGCAACTCGATCATGCGCTTGAGGAAGCACCGGAACGTCAGGTCGCCATCAATGATGGGGAACTGGTTGTTGGACACATCCGGGAAGACCAACGTGCCGACCATCTGCCAGAGGAACTCCGGCCGAGTGAAATCCACATCGCTGTCAACCGATGCTTCGGTCAGGAGGATCTGGATGTCAGCAAGAGTCTCTGCGGCGGATTGGAACTGGAGATAGTAGTACGGCCCAGGAATCTGAGCGACGTAGTTGGACGCAAGCACCCGCTTGAACGTCGTGAGGATCTCATCGACGATGTTCTGTTTCGTCGTCGCCGTCTGCTGCCCCCGCAGGACAACCGGAGCCGGGTTCTGCGGGATGGCGTTTGGGAGATACGGCTCCTTGGGATCTTTGTCCTTCGCCATTACCCATCCTCGGCAACGGTGAGCACCAAATCACCGAGCGTGAAATACTCCAACTCACCGCCGTTGATGTTCCGAGCGCCTTCGTTGGCGACGGACACGATGTACGTGACGGTGTAGGCGTGAACGGATGGACGGTCGTCGTTGGACAACGAAACCAGGATGCGGTTTTGGGTGATCTCCTGACGCGTAGTCGCCAACTCTGTGGTTGTGGCCGTGGGGTACTGCACCCCAAGAGTCGCGTCGTCCGAGAACCCAGGAATGACGAGCCCTTCGTTTCCGATGATGAACGCCTTGTCCGGGGCCGACTGCAACGAAATCGGATCGGCTATCTGAAGGGTCATCTCCTTCTCGTTTTGGAAGACGCCTCGGAACTCGTTTTCTGACCCACCACCTGTCGTGGTTGCAGCGTTCAGTTCATCTTCGACGAGCCACACCTTCACGGTTGAAGAGGAGTAAGGCTCCTCTTCCGTCCCCAGGAGCAGTGTCGTGTCGCCCTTGCTGGCTGTCGTCAACGGCTCACGGATGACCACCACACCTGCATCCCGAGCAAGGTTGGTCAAAGGAGTAGTGACGAACGAGACACCGTTGGTCGAATCAATGACCGTGATGATGTCCGACTGCCGAACCGATGCCCCCATCGGGAGTCCTTGAAGGAAAGACTCCAAATTGGTCTGCACCGATGACTGGATCGCATTGGTTGGGAACCCTGTCTGCTTGACCACAGTCGCCGAAATATCGAGCGGCGTTGCGACCGCATCCTTGACGAGCACGTCGTAGGTGACTCCCTTGAGGTTGTCGATAGCGTTCTGGGTCGTGACGATGACCTGGTTGGTTGTGTACTCGACCACGAAGTTCTCGTTGTACGAGTAGTCCGCCAGGACGACTTGCCCTGACGTGATGTTCCCACCAGGGATGCGACGAATCGCTGTTGAAGTCGATTCGGTTCCAGGGATGATGGTGTAGTCGCTGACCCCTGATGGATCGTTGGGACCACGGTATTCGATCGTCTTGGCTTGGTTGAACACCTGGATGGTCAAAACACTGACGCCCAAGTTGCTCAGGTTCTCGTTGAACTCGCCAATGATGACGTGGGACTCCGACACGATGGGGATAAGATCCCCCGACGGAACATCATCCACAGGCACGATGCGGATGAACGCGCCTGCTTCGGCACTGCGTCCAAGAACGAGTGGATCAGACACGCGCCACAACTGCACGGACTCGTCCGGGAGAAGCCCTGAAACTTGGCCCGTGACCGACACCACCGAACTGACCGGCTGACGAGGCAGCACGAAGTCTCGACTGATGACGTAGCGATAGTCCCCCAACACCACATCGGCCATCGAAACACCAGGCTGCCCCTGACTGGAGTCCAGTTGGATGGTCCGATAGTCCATCACGGTGACGTTGGTGAGGCTGAAAAAAGCACCCGTGGTTGCGTTCCGAAACCCAAGCCCAAGCGCCGGGTAGTCCAACATCTCGGAGATCGGGTTGTCCTCAGACAAGGAAGTGTCCAGCGAACGGAAGATCAAACTCAACGGGTTGCCAATGAGAACGAACTGTACGTCGAACGCCTCTTGGAAAATGAAGGCGAAAGTGTCGGACACCGTGCCGGTGGCCGCGCCACGAATCCAAACATCGGCCTTGCCGCCGACATGCACCGAATGGGTGGGGTCGAAGTCCCGCTGCATGAGCGAGTTGCCTGCCTCGATGACGTTGGCCTCTTCGACACCGGCTTGGTCCGCAGCCGACTGACGAATGCCTTGCTCCGTACCGACATCTACCGAAGCCAGAGCGGAACGAGCCCGAGTGGCCAACTGGATGTTGGTCTCAACCCCTTCGCCACCGAACGTGCGGTTCTGGTTGGTGACCGCGAGCCCAGTGACGTTACTGATGATGGAACTGATCTGACCGCGACTGACGTTCCCGGCAGTTCCCGTCAGTTCTGCCTGGATGGGGACATCCACCGAATAGAGCCCGGTCGTTGGATCAAAATACGCCGCCGAGTTCTCCACCGGAATCCGGGAGTCTTCTGTTGTGGCATAGATGACACTGCCGCTAGAAACCCGAGTCCCCAATTGGATGATCAATGTCCGAGTGGGTGTGGACCTCGTGAAAAAGGTGACGATGCCCCGCGCTTGAATACCGCTGAGACGGACTACACCGTTGCGGGCAGCCAACTGATCGAAGGTCTGATCGATGATGAACTGCGCGTCTTCAGGACGAGAAAGCTGGAAAGCAGCTTGAAGGGCCGTCTTGTACGCCGACTGGGTGACAGGGATAGGGTCGCCCGTCGCCGTCAGGCCATCAATGATCAGCAGCGTATCGAACGACTGCGACCGGTGAAGGAAGTCGGTCAGGAAACGGAGGCGGACAGTCTCCCCGGAGAAGGGATCGACGAACACATCCCGGATGATCGCTCCCGGCTGAAGCGCGACTTCTGGTGTGGTCCGCGAAAGGTCCGAGATGAGGTTCTGCTGGATCTGAAGCTGGGAGACTGTCGGGAACGAACCTACGGTCAAGGTGACGATGGTTGGGTTGCCCACGACTTCGATTGAGTTCGACGACTCGACCTCGGTGAGTGCAACTTCGTCGTAAAAAACAGAGCGAGCAATGTAGAACAACGGCTGGTCTGTCGAAAGACTGGAGAAGGCTCCAATAGGAACCGTCGCAGGTGTGTTGGTCGGCCCAGCAAGACGATTGTGGTCGAACGAGTAGAAGAAACTTTCGACCAATGTCTCCAACACATAGCTGGATCGGATACTCGTCGTGCCTTCAGGGACCTCAAACTGCTGCACGAAGTCCGTCTTGAGCAAGTTCTCCTGCTCGTTCTCCGTGATGGCAGCAGCTAGTTCGGGGGTGAGCACCACATCTTCAAGGCGCTCGATGGTGTCGCCACCCTTGGTCTGGGTCTCCTCGACTTTGACGTACAGGGGATCCGCAGCCACGCTGCCATCGGCATTTGTGGCAATCGTGTTGTCCGATTGGAACGAAGCCAGAAGTTGTGTTTCAAACTCAGAGCTACCGTCCGCAGCGATGTCGATGTTGACGCGCTGGTAGCCTGTGGCCCCTCCGCCGCTGAACTGGGAGGCGTAGAAGTTGATGCCACGGAACCGTGGGTCATCGACGCCCTGGATGCGAAGAACAACGCTGTCGTTGGTGCGCTCAACGGTGAAGTTGGTGGGCACCGTAGCGATGACACCGATGTCCGACTGCTGAACCAAGGTGGCCCGGATCTCCGCAGAGGCCGACACTGCTCCTGAGAACGAGATGGATCGGATCTTGATGACGTTCTCACCCGACGCCAACTCAAGACCGTCGGCAAACGCCGAAGGGTTCGGGATCTGGAAAGAGTTGCCCTCAAAGACGATGAAGTCCGGGTCAGAGACGAAGGCTCCTCCACGAATGGAGATCTCCATGTCCACCGTGTCGGCGTCGATGACTCCCTTGTAGAACTGGTTGGGAATAGTCGTCGAGTAAACCGTGGTGACACGGAGTACGCCGTCGGGGCCGTAGACTTGTGGTGTAGCAGCCATGCTTAGAACCCTGGAATCCCGAGAGGCGCAAGGCCCAGTGACAGGCCGTTTGTGCCGACCAAGGCAGCAGCGCCGGGAGCCGCGAAGACTGTGGAGATGAACACCGGAGAACCTGAAGCGTTCTGAGCGATGATGTTGGTCTGGAAGACCGTTGGATCATTGGCAGCCGGGTTGGTCGTCACCGACACAATGTTGTAAAGGCGCTCCTTGAGCGTGATCTCTTGAACTTTGGATTGGGCCGTTTGGAGACGCTGGAAAAAGGTGACGGCTCT